CATGACCTACAGCCGCAACCCACGCACCCCACGTAAGTCTGCTCGGCTGCGCTTCATTTTGCGTGTCCTGCTCGTTCTCAAAGACTTTGGGTTTGCCTCCCTCTTGGGCTACGTATCCGGCCTTGCCGCGTTCTATTGGATGCTTAAAGGGGTTGTCGCATGACAGACCTTTCCTTAGTTGAACTCGTTCTTCTAGCAGTTTGTCTCGGCGCCGCTTTGGGCTTTGGTTCTCGTGTTCTGTGGACATTGTGGAAGTCTTTTTATGACTGACTCCCCCTTCATGCGCAACCAGCGCAACCGCGACCAGTGGCTGTCCATCGCCAAGTTCCTGCAGGAACAAAAGCCCCTGCCGAAGTTCAAGCGCAAGCCCACCCCCGCCCAACAAGCCCGCGCCCTGGTCGCCACGATCGTGGCTAAGGGCTCGCAGATGGCGCGGCACGCAGCTGGGCAAGCGGAGCGCCGCACGGCTGAGGGACGTGACATAGGAGAGCCCAACCCATGACTGGCACTCCTGGCATTTACGTTGTCGACGGCCCCATGGGCATGTTCGGCAAAGGCCAATCCTCCAAGAGCTTCTCCAACGGTGAAGCCTTTCACGCATACGTCGACGCCCTGCGCAAGTTGGGCCGCACTGTGACCGTGCATGCAGACCATGCACCCGTCTTTGCTGTGGTCGAGGCCTCCAAGCCTGCGCCTGTGTTCGACATGTCTTTGATGGTGTACGCATGACCCGCTCTCACCGCGCACAGCACGCCTCGGCTTCCCCCAGTGCTGTAACACTGGGGGAAACTCCCCGTCCCGCCATCGGCGGTGCAAAAGTCGACTGGCTCACCTTCACCTGGCTGCCTGAACCCGACGAACACATCCTTGCCACGGTGGTCGAACTGCTGCGCGGCCACGGCCTCAAGGTCCACGCCGAAGATGGCAACGGCCATTTCGGCTTCCAGCACGGTGCTCGCCTGTATGTCCTGCTGGATGATGGTGCGCGCCACCAGGTCGGCCTGATCGACTGGGGCGGTGAACGCATGCGCGGCCGTGCCCGCCTGGACCTCTCCGGTTCCGCCTGCAGCCGTATCACCAACTGGCAAGGCATGCAGGACTTCCTGTTCGGCGCCTGGGACTGCACCATCACCCGCGTCGACCTGGCTGTCGACTGCCTGCAGGGCGAATTCACCGTCGACGATGCCCGCAACTGGCTGCACGAAGGCCTGTTCACCGCTGGCACCGGAGCCCCTCCCCGGCACTCAACCCCAGGCGACTGGCTCTCCGAAACCCCTTACTACGGCCGCACCCTGGAAATCGGGCGCCGTGAGAACGGAAAGATGCTCCGCGCCTACGAAAAAGGCCTCCAGCTCCTGCCTGGCTCCGGCGACAAGTGGACCCGTTTTGAGGTCGAGTTGCGCCGCAAAGACCGCGACATCCCCCTGGACGTCCTCACCCGCTGCGATGAGTACTTCGTCGGGGCCTACGAATGCCTCCAGCAGCTCCTGCCCGTTGCTGGTGAGCGCATCAAAACCCACCAAAAAGAAGGTGAGCTGACCGTCGAACGCATGGTCAGCCACTGCCGTGAAGCCTACGGAAAGCTGGTCAACGTTCTGCGTGTCCACGTTGATTCCGACGAGCTCATGGAAGTCATTTCCCGCCCCGGCATTCCAAGACGACTGGAAAAGGCCAGCCAGGGCGGATTCATCGCGGGGTCGTCTCTCGCAAAACCCTTATCCAAGGAGCTAAGGCCATGAAAGCATACGTAATCGGTCTCCAAATCTCGGAAGGCGTCGCCAAAGCCACTGGCAAGCCCTACTCCATCGGCAAGCTGCACACCGCCCTCCCCATGGCTGGCGATGGTGCCCGCGGAATGATGGGCTCGGAATACCAGTGCGAACCCGCTGTCCTGCGCAAGCTGGACGGCATCAACCTGCCCGCCTACTGCGACCTCGAAATGCAGGACGTCATGCGCTGGGGCAAGCGCGTCCAAGAGATCGCCTCCATCTCCGTCGTCCCCAACGACCCCCAGCCTGTGCGTGCACCAGGCACCGCTGTGAAGACTGCCTGATTTCAGCTCGTAGCCTTGCGTGCAGGGCTACCGGCTGCAATCCCGCAGTGTTGAAAGGAGGACCTATGTCCAAAGCAATCAAAGCCCGCCTGGCCGCCATTCCGGCCTTCGTACTCGCCACCGTTGGCACTGCCCATGCTGCACTGCCTGAAGCCGTTGGCACTGCTGTCGATTCCGCCAAGACCGACATGCTGGCCGCTGTTAGCCTGGTGATCGGTGCCATGGTCGCCGTCTGGGGTCTGCTGAAGCTGGCATCCAAGCTGGGCTGGCGCTAAGCCATGGCAGACACGAACACCGCCACGGCCAGCACGGAGACCCTCACGGTCGTCGTGCAGGTCGAACCAGCACCACCGGACGAGGAACGCCTGCAGGACCTCTCCACGGCCTTCGGCCTGATGCTGGTGGTGGTGATCGTTGTCTGGTGCTCCAAGCAGCTGCTTAACCTCTTCTCTGTGAACCCGGACCATGACTAGGAGCCCACATGTTCAGTTCGCTCGAAATGTTCTATGCGGGCTTTCTCTTGCTGCTGCTCTGGGTTGCCTTCAAGTAGCTCATGCAGGCTATGCCCAGGCCACCCCGCCAGCTGGATGGTCTGCCGGTGGTGGTGCTGGTGGCGCTTTCACAGGCACCAAGGCTGCAAACGGAGCCACATTCCTGAGTAGCAGCGTCACCACCAACGCTTCCCTGAATGTCGGTGGCCGTGCAGTCTCTATCCCCGCCACGATGCGTTTTGCAGCCAACGCTCCCCGCCTGGCTGCAGCAGCGGTCATGATGAACCCCTACCTTCGCACCGCTGCCGCCGTCGCTGGCTGGCTCGGTCTTGCTTCCCTGGTCTATGACGAAGCCTCTGGTCTGTGGACGACCCCTAACCCGGATGCTGCTCCATCTACCGGTTATGAATATTCGGTTCCTGACTGGTATGTGACTTCTTACTACCCTACACAGGCTGCTGCCTGTTCAGCTGCTGTTGCTGCGCGCAATGCGGCTGGACCAGTGGGTTATACCTTTTCGCTTAACTCTTCTACTGAGACACATTGTTTTGCTTCTGTATACGTAAACGGCAAGTTTTATACAAATATCAATACGTCATACAGTAGGCGTGCTTCAAGCTGTCCTGTGGGTTGGTACACGACTCCGGCAGGCTGTGTTCAAAGTGCCCCACCTAAAACAGTCACCCAAGATGGGGCTATCGAGGAGCTCATTAAGCACCCCATGCCTGCCGATGTGCCCCGGCACATTCCAGAGCCTTTGCCGGTTGAGCTGCCCGAATATCAGCCGATGTTCATCCCCACGGGCAACCCCGTGCCGAACCCCAGCTACAACCCCAGTCAGCCCGTCTCGCCTTCCAACCAGCCCTTCGTGCAGCCTGGCGTGAAGGTGGAGCCTGCACCCAGTCCCAGCGCTCCCTGGCAGGTCGATGTGAAGCCTGTGAACCGCCCCACGGAGAGCCCTACAGGCAGCACGGATCCGACAACAGAGCCGTCCACCGACACGCCTCGGGAAGATGGCAAAGAAGATCGCGACTTCTGCGACAAGCACCCCGAGTCCCTGGCCTGCACGGAGCTGGACACCCCCGAGGGAGAAATCCCGAAATCGACGTTTGAAGTCTCGTACTCGATAGAGAACAGCTGGGGCAGTGGCTCCTGTCCTGCGGACAAATACGCCACCTTGGCAGGCAAGTCTGTCAAGGTCTACGACTGGGCCCAGACCTGCAACTATGTTGCCACCTACGTACGCCCCATCCTGCTGGTTCTCTGTGCCCTCGGCGCGCTGTTCATCGTCATGCCTGGGAGGGCTGAATCATGAAGCTCGGCACCTGGCTCCTGTCCATGATGCAGCCTCTGATCGGCCGCATCTTGGCCGCCCTCGGATTCAGCGTCGTCACGATCACCGGCTTTGAGCTCGTGATCGATACCGTCAAGAACATGGTGCGCGATGGCATCAACACGCTGCCTGCGGACATGCTCAACCTGTTCCTGTACGCAGGCGGTGGTCAAGGCCTGGGCATGATCCTCGGCGCCATCACGACCAAGCTGCTGCTGTGGCAAGTGCAGCGTGCAACGCAGATACTTGGAAGGAACCCCGGATGATCACCGTCATCACAGGCACCCCAGGTGCAGGCAAGACCCTGTACGCCATCACCAAGCTGCTGCTGCCGCTGATCGGCACCCATGTGCCAGTGACCGATGACGACGGCGTCACCACGCTGCACCCCCGCGTGATCTACACGAACATCCAGGGTCTGCTCATCGAACACGAGCTGATCGACGCCGGAGACAACCAAGGCTTGCGCGACTGGCACACCTGGGCCAAGCCTGGTGCAGTGATCGTGTTCGACGAATTCCAGCGCGCCTGGCCGCCCCGGGCCAACGGCTCCAAAGTCCCTGACGATATCCAGGCCCTGGACACCCACCGCCACATGGGCGTGGACTTCATCCTGATCACGCAAAACGTCATCAACACTGACCGCCACGTGCACGGCCTGGTCGGCCGCCACCTGCATGTGCGCCGCATGGCCAACTCGCACCTGTGCATCGTCTACGAGTGGGACCACTGCAGCCGCCAGCTGCTCTACGCCAAGAGCCTGACTAAGCAGCCCTGGCGCTACAGCAAAAAGGTGTTCAAGCTGTACCGTAGTGCTGACGCCCACACCAAGCAGCCCCGCAAGGTCCCCGGCCTGGTCTGGTTCATCCTGATCGGTCTTTTGTCTGTCGCCTACCTTGGACCCACGGTCTACGGCCGCCTGCAGGAACGCATCTCCGGTGGCAAGAAGCCCGAGACCGTCGCCCAGGCCCCCAGCAAGCCAACCCAGGCAGCAGCCCCTGCAGCAGACCTCCAGGCTGCCACCACGGCCCCAGCCCCTGAGGCCAAGCCCAAGGGCCCCACCCTGGCCGGCTGCGTGCGCTCCAGCACCAGGTGTAACTGCTACGACGACACCGGACAGCCCATGGCCCCAGAGCCCGGCACCTGTGAAATCATGACCGTCACCCCCAAGAACCTGCTGGCCGGTGGCAATGTCGACTGGTATCCAGACCCCCGGCCCCCGGTCGACACCACGCCCACATGGACCGGCACCGTGGTCGGTACCCGCAAGGGCTGGCAGTTCTGACGTCGTAACATCGTGCTCATGGCACTTGATACCCGCGACTACTGGAAAAAACGGCACAACAAGCGTGATGGCTATGTCGAGAACGCCGATTTTCGAATTGGTGTGGCTGAGCACAAGCGCAAAAAGTACCGCCGAGCCTGGGCTTCGAACTTCCGCAAGCTCGCTTTTTTGCTACTGCTTTTTGCCTTCCTGGTGTTCCTCAAAAAATGGATGCAAGCCTAATCTGGGCGTGATTCATTTGCGCGCATGCCTCGTTTGGGGCCTGTCGCCAGCAGTTCGCCCGATCTCGCGCGCCTTCCCTTTGATGTGCTCACCCGGCCACCTGCGCGCCTGGCTGTCGCTTCCCGTTTCAACCAGGTCAAACACTGCCGCGTCGTAGCGGTCGCGCTTTCACTGGCTAGGTTCGCGGTGCATGCCATTCGACTAGGCACACCGCCAGCTCGTCGCTGATAAACACGGCTGTTGCGCGTCAGCGCCTCGGGCGTCGGTACTGCTTGGGGTTGTAAATTGTGTCGAGGTGGCTGCGCTCTTGCTTGCGCTTCGGCACCTTCTTGAATCGCAGCACGTTGGCGCTTTTCTTGGGCCACGTGACCCACGCGATCAGCACTGCGCCTCCGATCACGATGCCCCAGAAGATCTTTTCTTCAATCATGGGGACAGGTTATACCGGCAACCTTTACACGGCGACAAGTGCGAGTGTCTGGCCTCGGTTCCGGCAAAAGTGGGCTTTTATGCTGTTGTAAAGATACATAAAACCCCATTGTATTTGAACGAGCGGCGTAGGCTCCCGCGCCGCTATGACCCAGATTCCCGCATGAAGCTTGCTTCGAGGTTCAAGGCTATGTACCAGTCCCTGGGTATGGATAAGAACGCCTAAAGTTTGCAACCGGCAATCTGCTGAGGTTGCTCAACCGTATCAATTGCCTGGCCAGCTTCAGCACAACAGGAAAAGACTTTTGTGCAGTGCGCGCCGCAAGCCTTGACATAGATTGCGGCGTCGGCACGGGAAAACACCTTCATCGAGTCACTGGGCTTCAGTTCACTTGCGCGGCAAGCGCAGTGCGCGTTGTGACAAGGCGCGGCGTTGCAGTGAGCGATTGTTGGTGCGCTGTTTGTCTGCTTGTGAGTTAACTGCAGTGGCGGAGGCCGGTTGCGTGGCGTGCATTTCCAGCAGTGCCTTGAGTTCTTGCACCCGTTCCTGCGCCGCCGCAGTCGATTGCTGCAGTTGCACATTCGCAGCGCGGGCGCTCAGCAGTTCTTCCTCACTGTGCCGGTAACGCGCCTGCAGCTCTTCGTAACGGTATTCGGCCTTGCGTTCGGCTTCTTGCTGGGCTTTCTTGCTTTTCTCCACCTCCTGGCGGCTGCGGTCCAGGTCGGCCAGCATGCGGCGTTCATTGCCAGCGAACTGTTCCGCCAGGCGTTGGCGCTCCTGGCTGGCCACTTGCAGTTCCTGGGCATGTTGCTCCCGCAACGCTTCCTGGTGCTTGCGCTGATCGGCATTTTCCTGGCGCAGTCTTTCGACCAGGGCATGGCGCTCTTGCAACTGTTGCTGCATCTCGTCCAATCGGCGCGACAGGTCTTCGCGTTGTGCATGGGCCAGCTTCATAGCGACATCCATCGCCTCCTTTTGCTGCTGCAACCCCTCTTCCCGCTGTGCCAAACGGGCTTCTTGCGCTTGCAGCTGGGCCTGGCTCTGCTGCAGTTCCGCCTCACGGTCCGCCAGGGACAGGTCAGCCGCTTGCTGTGCGTGCAGCAGCGCGGCCGACCACAACCCTTGCGCGGCTTCCAGCACCTCGGTGGGCACGCTGTTGCGCAAATCCTGGGTGTGCTGGTTCAGCCCCAGCCGCGCGCCGAGGGTGCTGAACCAAGCCTCCAACATCGGCGCCACGGTGTTGGGCGAGCCCCGCCCCATGTGCAGGCGCACTTTTTCGATGGTGGGCTTGTGGCCTTCGGCCAGCAGCGCGTCGGCTGCGGCCCATACATCGGCTTCCTGGATGCCGCGCGGCGTTTTGGGTGCTGTGGGTTGCATAGAAGTTAGATTACCATCGATAAGAGATTGTTATCGTGAGTTGTTGAATATTATTATACAACAACACATGTAATACATATTATTTAATACATGCAACAGAAGAAATACAACAAATGACCGACTTCCGCGCACTTTCCTTGGCACAGCCCGCCTCTGCCGTTGTCCAACTCAGCGACAGCACCCTGCACGCACTGCGAGAGCTGCTGCGCGAGGGAGAAGCCGAGAACACGGTGCGCAGTTACCAGAGCGCCATGCGCTACTGGGCCGGCTGGCACCAGTTCCGGCTGGGTCAGGCGATTGCCCTGCCCCTACCAGTCGACACCGTGCTGCTGTTCATTGCCGACCATGCCCAGCGCAGCACGCCCTATGGCCTGCGCTGCGAGCTGCCTTCCTCCATCGATGCGGCCCTGGTGCAATCGGGCTGCAAGGCCAAGCTGGGGGCCCCCAGCCACAACACCCTGGTGCACCGCGTGGCGGTCATGTCGAAGGCGCACCAGAACCGGGGGCTGCCCAACCCTTGCCACGATGAGAAAGTGCGCGAACTGCTTTCGCGCACGCGCAAGGCCTACGCCAAGCGTGGCGAACGCGCGCAGAAAAAAGACGCCATCACCAAGGACGTGCTGCAGCAATTGCTGGTCACCTGCGACGACAGCCTGCGCGGTCTGCGCGACCGTGCCCTGCTGCTGTTTGCCTGGAGCAGCGGTGGCCGTCGCCGCTCCGAGGTCAGCAATGCCGACATGCAGTACCTCAAGTGCATTGGCCCTGGTCAATACCTGTATGAACTGGCGTTTTCCAAAACCAACCAGAGTGGTGCCGACCTGCCCGACAACAGCAAGCCCGTGCTGGGGGCCGCTGGCCAAGCCCTGGCCGCCTGGCTGGCCGCCAGCGGCATCCGCGAAGGTGCCATCTTTCGGCGCATCCGCAAGGGTGGCCACCTGGGAGAGCCCTTGCAGGCTGCCGCCGTGCGCGCCATCGTCAAGGAGCGCTGTGCGCTGGCCGGGATTGAAGGCGATTTTTCCGCGCACTCCCTGCGGTCTGGCTTTGTGACGGAAGCCGGCAAGCGCAACGTGCCCCTGGCCGAAACCATGGCCTTGACCGGCCACCAGAGCGTGGCCACGGTGCTGGGCTACTTCCGGGCGGAATCCGTCATCCACAACCAGGCGGCGCATTTGATGGACGAGGATTGATCGACCACCCGGGAGCTGTATGCAAGACCAGCGCAGCCATTCCGTGCCACAGCAGCGCCTGGCATCTCCTGCCCCGTGCAATCGCCCAAGCCACTGCCTGTATACAGAAGTGAACACGGAGGCCAACGGCTTTCGCGCCGCGCCCGGTGCGGCCATACTGGGTGCGATTGCGTCTTTGATGTGAGGAGCCGCC